TTGCCGCCGATCCAGCGGTGCCTCTGTAGAGTTTGCAGTCTAGTCCTTTCTTGATTGCCATTGTCTTGTCTCCTCTGCTATGCGGTTACCGCGTGTACCCACAGTCCCGTGAGCTGCGGTGTCATCTTGCTAAGTGCCACGGCCATGTACGGTCTCACCGCGTACCTTGCCGTCTTCGTCTGGTCTGCGTCCGCCCAGTGCGCCCTGTCGATGTCACGCGCCCTGCGCACCTGTTCGCCAGTCTTGAGCCTGGTGAACGCCACGCCCGTCTCTGGCTTCCTGATGCGCCCCTCCTTCGGCGGAGGTGTCGTGTATCCTGGCCGCAGGTCGATTGGGCCGACCTTCCCGATTGCGTATTGCCTGCGCCTGCCCTTAATGGTCTTCACGCCGCCGAATTCGTGGAGCCGTCCCGCGTTGGTCAGCGGGTTGCCCTTGAAGTAGGCGGGGCCGACCACGACGGTGCGCCCGTTGTTCTCAACTCCATACAGAATGCTTTTCTTGAAGTATCCGTGGGAGTATGGCGGTTTGCCCTTCTGGCTCGCCTGGTTCCTGTTCGGCTTCTCCCTGATGAGGCCCTGCGCCTTCTTCATCAGTCGGTAGCCGACGCGCTTCATCCTGCGTGTCGCCGTGTCGGCCACGCTGCGCGTGACTGCCTTCCAGTTGAAGTTTCCCTTGAACCGCATCTTCATGCCGTCATCTCCTTGAACGTCGCCGCTATGACGCCCGTGAATTGTCCTTTCGCCCTGATTTCCTCGTGTGCGTACAGCGGGTTCCAGGCGATGTTGATGCAGGTCTCCCCGCAGACCGTCGCCCTCATCAGCTTCAGCCCGATGGCCTCCGTCAGCGCGATGAGCGGCTCGATGTCCGCCACGCTTCGGCATTTGTGAATCACGCCGATGTTGAGCGTGTGCGTGTATTCGTTCGCCGCCCTGGATTCGATGGTCACGCCCTTGGCAACTGGAACGACGACCACCCTGCGCTCCTTCATGTTGCGCAGCTCGTAGTCTGGGCACAGGTCTATCTCGGCCTTGTAGTCGGCCAGGAATTGCGCCACGCCCTTTGCCAGTTCCATGATTGTCGCCGCCGCCATCGTCAGACCTCCATCGGCTTGTATGCGTCCTCGCCCAGGCTGTGGGCATGGATGCGGTAGGTTCTGCAGTCGTCGCCGCTCCAGTGCCAGCAAGGCTCGCCGTCTGGCGCGTTGACCTCGAAGAGCTTGTCCTGGTAGATGATTCCGTCTCCCCTCTGCGGTTCCCTCGGCAGCTCGTCGGCCTCTATGATGAAGTCGAGGCTGCGGGTCCTCGTGGTGATGCCGTTGATGTCGTCCACCCTGAACAGGCTTTTACCGATTGTCGCGAGGCAGACGGCCTCCCCTCCCTGGGCGAATCTGTACACGACCTGCCTGGCGCAGGCGGTTTTCCGCTGCGCCCTCACGAAGCCGAGCATCTTGTCCATCAGGTTAGCCATCTGTCTCGCGTCCTAGGTTAGTTGGAGCCGTTGGAACCGCTGGAGCCGCCGTTGGATGCGCTGGCGGAAGCCGAGGAGGAGGAGCTGTCGCTTTCCTCTTCGTAGTCGCCTGCGCCGACGTTGATGAGGACCTTCACGGCCTCCGCGTCGCTGGCTGCGGCCTCGATGGCCACGCCGAGGTACTTGGCGTTCGGGGTGGTTGTCGCCTTGCCAGCGTCAGCGTCCCAGTAGATCGCCGCTCCCTGTGCGATTGCGCCGCTGGCCTTGACGACATTGAAAACGCCGACAGTCGCCACCGCGCCGAGTTCGCCCGCTGGAATGTCCAGCTTGGTGATGCCTGCGAGTTTGCCGAGGAAGACCACGGCACCCGCCTCTGTGTCCGTCTGCGGGATGAAGTCGATGGATTCACCCCTCTGGATGTAACGTGCTTTCATCTGTTGTTTCTCCTTGCTTGCGGGAGGATCGCGCCCTCCCTGGGTTCATCCTTCGCTTATGCCTGCACCGTCTTGGTGAAACCGCGATAGTCCTGCTCGCGGATGCCGAGGTCGAAGTAAACGCGGAACCACATTCCGAGCGTGTTGAAGTCGGTTTCTCCTTGTTCCACGGTCGGGGTGCGCTTGCCCTTGAGGTAGCCGATTTCGAAGGTGTCGCATTCGGCTGGGTTGGCGAAAAGGTACCAGTCCTTTCCCTTGATGTAGTTGGTGCTGACGACCTTCAGGCCCTGGCGTGCCAGCACGTTCATCGTCGGGATGACTCTGTCGGTGCTGCCAGCCGCCACGAGCGACAGGCTGGAGACCAGTGCCTCCGCCGTGAATTTGTAGGCGGTCGGGACCAGGATGGTCTGCGGCTCGATGTTGATGGGCTGGTCGTCGGCATCGGTCTGGTTCAGGAACAGCTCGATGGCCTTCTTGAGGGTGGCTTCGGAAAGCTCGCCGCCGCTGGGGATGAGGTTGTGGTGGTCGGCATGGAAGAGGGCCTTTCCGTCGTTCCAGGTCGGGTTGGCGGTCAGGCGTTCGAAGAACAGCTTGTCAATCAGACGCGCCGCCCTGTTGCCCATCGCCTTCGGCACCTGCATGAAAACCCCGAGGTCATCGTTGATGATCATCTTGCGGGTCAGGCAGAATTTCTTTCCGTATGTGTCGAGCTGGTTCTTTGCGCTTTCCTCGGTCACGCCGCCTTCCTTGATTTCGCCGTCGGCTGCGACGGGCTGGAGGTCGCCCACGTCCGTCAGGCGGAAGCGGTCGCTTTCCTTGAAATCGTTGAGGTTGCCCGTGGTGCAGAAATTGAAGGCCAGCACGGGTGTGTTGTTGAATGCGCGGAGGGTCAGCTTGTTGGCCACGTTGCCGAGGATGCCAGGCAGGCTGACGGTGCTGAACGCAGCGCGGATGGTCTCGTTGTCGAAGCCGACGCTGGACGCGTAGCCGCCGTTGAGTCGGATGGCCTCCAGGCAGAGTTCCTTGAGGCTGATGGCCATCGCCTTGGTGCCTGCCTCGATGGTCTGCTCGCTGTGTCCCTTGAGGTCTTCGGGCTGGATGCCGCAGCGGAGTGCCAGTGCGCATTCCAGAACCTCTGCGGTCATCGCCGCCTGGGTCGGGATCACGACGTTAGGCCCCGTCTGGGGGCGGTTCTTGCGGATTGCCTCCAGGCATTTCGCGGTGACGGTGGGAATGTCCCAGCCTTCCTTGATTGCCTGGGCTGCGATGTCGCCGCAGTCGGTGCCGCAGATGGCGTTGATTTCTGCCACGCGCTGGCGTTCCTCCTTGACGGCGTTTGCGGCGACCTGTTTCATCTGTTCGCCATCGATCTGAACACTGGCGGCTGGAGCTTGAGCCTGCACGTCAATGCCCGTGGGTGCCGCGTTGAGCGGTGCTTGTGCCGCATTGGCGGCAGTTTCAGTCCCATTCATTGCTGTGTCTCCTGTGGTTATGGTGTTTACGCCATCGTCCATCTTCAAGGATGCCGCGATTGTCATCTCGGTATCCTTGTCCGCCCCGATGGCCACGACGGAAATCTCACGCAGAACGGATTTCGTGGCGACCGTGATCGGCCCCTCGAATTCCATCCCGTTAACTGTCACCTTCTGGCCAGCCGCGACCATTTTCTTCTCGGTCGGCTGCGCCCCGATGGACACCTGCCACTTGGACATCCTGCCCATCTCCGCGATGTAATTCGCAAAGAGAATTCTGCCCGTGAAGGCCAGCTTGCCCTCCGCTATGACTGGCGTGACCTCGCCCAGCTTCGACCAGAGGGCGTTGGTGTGGCTGTCCATCAGCGGAATCTGCTTTGCAAACTCCATCCCCTCCAGGTCAACGACGAGGCGGTATGGCTTGCCAGTCGTCCTGTCAACCTGGAGAATCTCGTTTCCCGAGTAGGCGATTCCTGAAATCTTCACGCCCTGCTCGGCATTGCCGTCAGTCGCCATCGCAGTGATGCCCTGCTGCTGCACGTCAGTCTTCTTCTCGTTGTCGTCCATCTTCTTCGTCCTCTCGGTTGTTGCCGCCGCCCTGCGTCGCGGCTGCCTGCTGTGTCAGCCCCAGTTCCTCCATCAGCTTCTTCTCCTTCGCCCGCTGCCGCAGGACAGCGAGGTAGTCCTTTCCGTCCCTGGCGCATTCAGCCGCCAGTGTGGTGGACATGTTCTGGAGCCTCATCTGCTGCCCCGTCGCCTCCTTCGTCGGATCGACGTGCAGGAAACCGTCCCAGAACCAGGTCCGTGGCGGGTGTTCGTCTATGATGATGCCGTTGACCAGCCCCCATTCGCGGAGCCAGGTGTCCAGGAGCGGGTCGAGGATGTCTTCCTCCCATTTCGTCCTGTCCACTAT